TTACAAGCCGCAGACATGATCGAAAAAGGTGAGTTTGATCCTGTAGAAAAATTGATCAAAGATGCTGTGCAAATCAGTCTTACCAAAGACATGGGCACAGACTATTTTGCCGATCCGTCTGCTCGTATCAACAAGTATTTTAATAGTGGTGGACAAGTAAGTACAGGATGGCCCAGTCTTGATAAACTGTTGTATGGTGGATTCAGCAGAGGAGAACTAAACATCTTTGCTGGTGGATCAGGATCTGGTAAATCTCTTGTTATGATGAATATTGCCTTGAACTGGCTACAATCAGGATTAAACGGTGTTTATATTACACTGGAACTGAGTGAAGAACTGACCAGCTTGCGTACTGATGCCATGTTGTCCAATATGAGCACAAAAGATATTCGTAAGGACATTGATACTACCACACTCAAAGTAAAAATGGTAGGCAAGAAAGCTGGAACATATCAAGTCAAAGGATTACCTGCACAAAGCAATATCAATGACATACGTGCTTATCTCAAAGAATATCAAATTCAAACAGGTCGTCAAGTGGACTTTATCATGATTGATTATCTAGACTTGCTGATGCCAGTCAGTGCCAAAGTTAGTCCCAACGACTTGTTTGTGAAAGACAAGTATGTTAGTGAAGAACTACGCAATTTAGCCAAAGAACTAGGCATGTTGATGGTAACGGCTAGTCAGCTGAATAGATCAGCAGTAGAAGAAGTTGAATTTGATCACAGCCATATATCAGGTGGTATCAGTAAAATTAACACAGCAGATAACGTGTTTGGTATTTTTACAAGTAGAGCCATGCGTGAGCGTGGTCGCTATCAAATCCAGTGTATGAAAAGTCGTAGTAGTACAGGTGTGGGCATGAAAGTGGATTTAGAATATAATATTGAAACCATGCGTATTACTGATCCCGGCCCAGATGCACAAAGTGAAAATGGTGGTCAGGGATTCCGTACAAGTAGTCAGATTATGGATCAGATTAAAACATCTGCCGCAACAACCAGCCCGCCTATGATTGCAGCCAAACCCAAGCCAGGATTTGAGTTAGAAAAGTCTGTACATGCAACAGTTGATAACAGTAAACTTAAACAAATGCTTGCTGGTTTAAAAACTAAAGCTGAATAAAAATACTAGAAAGATATACAAATGGCTGACCTTTATTGTCCAATGATCCACGGCGGACTTAATATTAATTTTAAAAACAACAATGGAGAGTTGGGCATAAATCAATGTTGTTTAAGTACCGAACCTTTAATGAGTTTAGACAATGATAAAATATGGAAAAATTTAAAATTTACTAGTTTAAGAGAAGTAAACAATCAAAATCAATGGGATCCTAACTGTTGGGAGTGCAGACAGATTGAAGCTGGGGGACTTAAAAGTTTTAGAAAATCAATGCTCGAACACTACGGAAAAAAATATAACTTGTCTGGCCCGTTGAGAATTGATTTTTTATTTGATAGAGGTTGTAATTTAGCTTGTACTATTTGCGGTCCTGAGAGTAGTACTTTATGGCAACAATATCTAAAACAAAATAATATGTCCTACACTAATTTAAATAATTCTACGGACGTAGACAAAGTAATATCTGCATTAAAAACTCTAGATTTATCTAACCTGGAACAGGTACATTTTTGTGGTGGTGAAACATTGTTAGGAACTTCATACTGGAAATTAGCTGAAGCGTTGGCCGAGCTTGTGCCCGATGCTGGAAAAAAACTTTTGGTAGGATTCCAAACAAATGGCACTCAATCAATAAATCCAAAATATTATAAAATAATAGAAAAATTTCATCTAGTAAAAATTTTTATCAGTATAGATGGGGTAGAACAAAAATTTAATTATCTTAGATGGCCTGGCGACTGGAATCAAATGACACAAAATATCATGCAAATGAGAGAAAAACTACCTGTGAATGTAATGTTTTGTATCACAGAAACTTTGAGTAATTTTAGTTTATTCTATTCTGGCGAAGTTGCAGCATGGATAAAAAATAATTTTCATGCAAATAGATTGGGCGATATAGTTGAGCATTCGCAGCAGTTAGCAGTACATAACTTGCTTGGTATAGATGCAATAACAGAGGAGTATGCCCAGGTTATCAAAGATAGGAATACTAAACAAATGCTTCCAAATAACTGGAAGGAAAATCCAAGCAAAATTAAAAAAATGCTGTCAGAAACTGAAAAACATGATCAAATTAGAGGACAAAACTGGAAAAATACATTTCCTGAGATTGTGCAATACTATTCTCGATATTTACAATAAATATCTAATAACGGAGTAGATTTTGCAAAAACGCACCCGCAGCATCTTAGATGAATTAGCCCACATGCCCGTGAGTAAAGATCGGGAAAATCTAGTGGAAAGTCGTGCTAGTCATGTTATTCAAGGTGCTATTAATTTGATTAATTATATTAAAGAAAATTACGATGCAGAGCAATCAGCTGAACTAGAACGCAGATTGCTTAACAGTATTCGTGCTCAAGATCCTGCAAAATTCGCCCGTGGAGTCAGGAGATTTAAGCGTGAAGATTAAAGACATTGTTAACGAAGTTGGTACTAAAAGGGTTAAAGATCCTTATTCATACGATTACGAAAAAGATCCCGAAACTGGAGAATACACTGGTAGGGAAGTACCCGACCCAAACTCTTTTGCAACTATGCTAAAAGGTGTTGGTGATAGATTAGGTGCCGGGTCAGGCAGCATGTGGGTGGATGCACCCGATGACAACGATCCAGAAAGAATTAGCCGCTATAAAGTAAAACCAGGTTTTAAGCTAACTGTTAATACCAAAGACGGAAGAGAATATTACAAACTTCCAGCCAAACCGGGAGCAAAAGATCCCACTGGATATTGGACAGATGCAGAAGGACGAGAAATATTTGCTGATGAATCAGTTAAAGCGTTGGAATCCTTGGTTAACAAAAACGGTAGATTGAGTGAAATACCAGACCAAACGCAAGAACCAGAATCCCCAATCGCTTCAGCCGATGAACCAATGCCTTCATCCACAGAAACGCCCTTGCATTCAGACATATCTGTAATGCAATCGTGGCCATTGGTTCTACAGTACAAAGGTAAGAGATTTGAAATGGATGACTTTGGAATATGGCATCCATTTGGTACAACAGGTAAAGTAACCCCTGCCTTGCAAACTTTCTTGACCAAAGAGAGAGGAAAGTTATAATGCAAATAAACGAAGGCGGTCATGTATTTAAAAGTCCCGATGGCCAGCCACTAACACAGCGTATCAATCGCGAAGATGTTCCGGCTACCATTAAATGGATCGAACATGTATCGGATATTAGATTTCCTGAAGAATCCTGGTTAGGAACAACAGGAAGAAAAGCAAGTTCCGGCGATCTAGACTTAGCTGTTGACGAAACAGCTATAGACAAAGATACACTAATTAAAGTTTTACTGTCATCTGGTGTTGATGCCAAGGCAATTAAAAAATCTGGTGATAGCGTACACATAATGGTTCCAATTGGTGGTAGACTAGGACAAGGGTATGTACAGGCTGATTTGATGTTTGGTGATCCTAAATGGCAAGCATTTAGTATGAGCGGTGGCGCCGAAGGCAGTCAATTGACTGGAATGAGTCGTCATGTTATATTGGCCAGCATTGTTTCTGCATTGCAACCTGGTTTGAAGTGGAGTTATAAACACGGACTAGTTGACCGTATAACCAATACCACTATTGAAGATGGTAAAAGTCCTGCTACATTAAGCAAGATCACTGGCATACCTGCTGTCAAATTGAATTCAGCCGACGATATCATTGATGCAATTAGTAAACGTCCCGACTACGATCAATTGATCGCCGCAGCCAGAGAAACTCTTGCCAAGAGTAATATACAACTACCAGAAGCAGCACCTGCACCGGGCACAGCAGCTTGGTTTAGAACATATACGGATAAATTAACATAATGCATTTTGAATTTGTTGAGTACTTAATGGAAGCTACCAATCCTAGGACCCCACATCCCGAGGATGCAATACTGTCTGGCAGTGCTGCTGCGGCTCAACAAATCGCCGGATTAAAATCTGTAATATCTAATCCTAGAAACCTTACTATCAAATGGGATGGAAAGCCGGCTCTCATATTTGGTAGAGACAAGGATGGTCAATTGGCGGTCATGGACAAATACATGTTTGATGCAGGATTCCTTGCTAAAAATGTAGACGATTGGAAACGCTATGATTCACAAAAAGCATCAGGTAATTTAAGAGGCAGTCTTTACGGTCTACTAGAAGCAATATGGCCGGCATTAAATCAAGCAACACAAGGACCAGGATTTTATTGGGGTGATTTATTATATGCGGGACAACTACAACCTCAACAAGGCAAGTTTGTATTTCAGCCAAACCTAGTTGAATATAGAGTAGCTACCAATAGCCCATTAGGAAAACAAATTACAGGTACCATTGGTGGTATTGTTGTACATCAGTATTTTGATCAAGTTGGTGGTCAGCCTGCACAATGGAATGGCAACGGATTAGCAAACGTACCAGGCGGTATGGCCATAATTTCACCAACTGCTGGTAATAAGTTTACTTTAAAAACTCCAGTACAACAAGAACGAGCAGCAGAATCTGCTTTAAAAAAATATGGCGCGGCAGTTGATGAACTATTAGCATCTGTTCCGCAAAGCACTAGAGATAGAATTAAAACATACTTTAATAAATTTATTACACGACAAACAAACGAGCCATTACATACTTGGTTGGCAGCGAATGTCAGTAAAGTACAATACAATGCATTAGCTGGCGACGATTTTACAGGAAAGTTGTTTGCACAAACTCCTGACAAAGAAATAGTTGAAAGCCCTGCCTACGTTGGATTAAAGGCTATTTGGAATAATATATATGCCTTTAAACAAAATCTAGCTAAACAGTTAGCAGCACAAGTACAAGGCATTGAAGAATATGTTAGTGGGCAACCAGCAGGCGAAGGCTTTGTATTTCCCACATCAAGCGGATTAGTAAAGATTGTAGATCGCGAAGTATTCAGCGCCGCAAATTTTGCAAAAAATAACTAATGAATTCAAAAAATTATTATATACCTCTTAATTTACCTAATATTTCTGATGAATTAAAGCTACAAGAGGACATTGAGAGATTTCTTACATTTAATAATATGATTTGGTTCACGTTAGGAGGACATGTTATTCCTAATACAGCGATAGATTTTTTTAAAAAATTAGGATTAACAGCATCAAAAGAAAAAAGTATTTTGTATATTCAAGAAGCTCAAGAAAGACATAAAATTCATATGGATTCTGATAACTCACTGACCGATGAGCATGATACAAAATACTTTAGAAATTTTGCAGTAAATTGGGTTTGGGGCGGAAAAACTATTATGGAATGGTATAACTTTCGAGGAAAATATAAGCCATATAAGGAAAAATTTTACGATCAATCGTATTTGTGGGTATATAACGAAGATTGTAGATTACTATTTAAGGACGAATTACAAGGTGCTAATCTAGTAAATTTAGACAAATATCATACAGTTTACAATAATTCACCTTACACTAGATATTGTTTAAGTGTCGCACCAGAGGAGAACATAACTTACGAAGAAATGGCGGAACTTTGTGCTAGAAAAAAAGGTTTAATACGCGAAATTTAACAATTGGTATAAATACAAACATGCGGTAAACGCAAAATTTTAAGGAGAAATAACATGCCAATCGGAGTAACTAAAGTAAATGGCGATACAGGTGGCGTAAACAACGTCGATGGTGGTCGCATTCTAACAAACGCAGCAATTATCAGCACTGGTGTTGTTGGCCCAGTTAATGCATACAACATTCAGGTTGTTGCAGGTAATCTAGCAGCAGAACTAAGCCGCGGTACCAATGGTACAGCAGGTGCAGTAGAAACACTATTAACAGCAATTTCTGCTAATGCAAGTATTTTAGCATATCAAGTTGATATTGGTGCAAGTGCAGCTAATACTCAGTTAAGCGTTATCACTGAGCGTAGTTCATGGACAAGTGCCCTAGCAATGCAAGTTGCATTACGTGCTACCTTGGCAAGCAACATTGGTGCAAACGGTCCAATCACAACAACCACTATGGATGTTCGTAATGTTGGTATCAAACTAGCAGCATCAAGCTAATCAGAACTTTGTTCTAAAAAAAAGCAGACTTCGGTCTGCTTTTTTTGTGACCAGCATAAATATTAACATGCGGTAATACGCAAATAATTTAGGAGAAATAAAAATGCCAATCGGAATTGATCGTAGCGCAGGTTATAATTATGGTGGAGCCACTGGTTTATTAAATGGTATAGCAGCAACTAGTGCTCGTAGTCAAGAAGTCGGACAAAGTGTAGCACTATATCTAGTAGATGCTGGATTAGATTTAAGTGGAGAAGATGATGCAGCAAACGAGGCGTTTGAAGCAATTATTTTAACAATGCCACCAGTTTTAGCATACTATGCTCATGCAACATCTGGTGCAATTAGTTTTATTTGCGACGGTGTAAATGCACCAGCAGCATCAGCATTACAAACTGCCATCCAAGCAATTGGAACCAAAAAAGGTTTAGTAAACTTAGGTAGCACAACTGTCACAGCTGGTACCAGCTTTGTAGTAGCATAATAAAATATGCATTAATAAAAAGCAGACCTTGGTCTGCTTTTTTTATGACTATAAATATCATATATGAAATTCTACACTGGCATTACACTTGTTGATATCACCGCTACCGGAATAACTCGTCACAGGGCCGGACAAGAAACTGCCAGAGACCAGCAACGCAATTGGGAAACAGTTTTACAAGTCATTGGGTTAAGATCGCAACCTCAATTGATCGAAGGCCCAATAACAGCAGAATTTAACATTGACGAATTAAGTGAATTTGGAGAAATGTATTTTGGAAAGCAGCGTGTTTGGATTTTTTGCTTTGGAGTTGAACATGAGGATGTGTTCTTAGAAGACAACGATCCAGTGGGCGGACTAGATCGAGATTTTGCCCAAGTACCTATAATTTGTGGTCTAGACGAAACAGCAAGATTTATACTACCAATTTTTTATCCCTACGGTGCTATAAAAAACATATACTTTAAACCTGGCAGAATCAACTTAAATACAATTTAAATCCTGGCACTTTTAAGGCACTTTTCTTTATGGCACATTATCTAGATACATTAACAGAACCCTGCATTTTTATAGAAAGAAGCAAAACAAAATGGCAGCAAGTGAAAGAAATAGCCTTGAAGCGCACGTGGATTTATGCGCTGAAAGATATAAGGCATTGGAAGAAAAACTAGACAAACTAGAACAGCGTATGCATGCGATGGAAGAACACATCATTATCATACGCACGAAACTATCAGAATCTGCAGCCGAGGCTACGAGTAAAAGTAGCGGGCAGTTGATTACTATTGGCACAGCATTTGGTGTAGCAATGCTAACTGGTTTAATAATGGTTCTTGTACAACTTATTCTAAAATAAAAATGAAGATAGTAGAATTATTAAATAAAGTTAGATTACCAATAACAAACGAAGAAGCAGATATCTTAGGCAAATTTAGCGAATCCGCGGAAGTATTAAAAAAAGATTTAACACCACGGGAAATACTATTAGCTAATCAATTGGTAAACAAAGACATATTATATAGAAAAAATGACGAAGGGCGCATTTACTACCGAAAGAAAATCTAATTTTGAAGCTGCAAGAGCAGCTTTTGCAGAATTTGGACTCAATTATATTCAATCATGGACTAAACAAGAACTAGCAAAATATAGATCGGAACCTGTAGTAATTCCATTAGGAGACTACAGGTTTTTTGTTGGACCTTTTCAAATTGAGGGTATACATCAGCAGTGCTGGACAGTAAGTCAAGTTGATGATAAACATGTTCATGACTTTGTGGACAAGATTACAGCTATTTTGTATTGTTTATATGAGACTCGCAGGCAGTTCTGGAAAGCAGCTGAACTACTAGACTTAGATAAAAAAATTGGAAAATTGAGCTCGGACATTATGTATTACGAAAAAACAATACAAGCAAGAACAAAAAAAGAAGATAGTTTCAAAAAAGATGTTGCATTGAATAGATTATCAGATGCTAGAATGCAGCGTAGAGATTCAATTCAGATTTTGAAAAAAACTTTAATTTCGGCTAAATACTTTAACTTTAGGAACAACCGCTATGAGACTAACAGAAATGGGCACCAAGCCCACAGCAAAAAAAATTAACAAAGTAATGGAAAGCCGTTTTGGCGTTAAGATTGATTATGCCAATTTGGACTTCAAACGTGCTTATGTGCTGGCACGAGGATTAACTGAAAGCCTTGATCAAATCAAGCGCAGTCATGGAGTACATGTAGCAGAAAAGAATCCTAAGTATATGGAACTTTTAATGGTACGTGAAGGCTTACATCGCTGGATGGTAGAAAATAAGCAACAGCTTATTATGGAAAGCGAAATGGGCAAGAGTCAAGCTATTCTAGCTGCCAAGGACATGGTTGACAGCGTTCAGGACATGCTTGAAGAAGTTAGCAAAATGCAGAACGAACAAATGCCTGCTCTACTAGATACCATCCGTGATCAAATTGGTATGGAACAAGCAGATGCATTCAAGGCAGCAGTTGAGCCATTGCTAGCCAATATGTCTCAACAGTTAAGCTCAGCAAGAAGCACAGCAGATACCGCAGCTAGAGCATTAGCTGGTGAACAAGTGGCACAACCAATGGGTATGGGTGTTGCACCAGGAATGGCTCCAGATGTAATGCCAGCACCTGACATGGGCAGCGATATGGATACTGATGAATTTGCAGCAACTGATGCAGCAGCTGGTCCTAACGTAATTGGCAGAGAAAAACGTTAATGCGTATTCGTGAAATTATTACCGAGGACACAATTGATGAAATCCTCGAGGACGAAGCAGCAGATCCTGCAATTCTTGATTTAATGAATATTCTTGAAACTATGAGAAACCGCGCTCACGACAGTCATGCTGTACCACGAGTGCGGGCCGATTCATTGATCAATTTAGTACAAATGCAGCATCCACAATTCACCTTAGATACACTAGATCAGGCTATGTCTAACAATGAAGCCTTAAAATCTTTAATTAAAGATATCAAAGATGATGCCACTGGTGTAAAATATGTGTATCTTACTCCATTTGCCGACGACGAAGAAGAGGCAGCAATCGGTGATCCAAACGCACCAAGAACTCCACCAGAGCGCACGGTAGACTCAATGGCCAAATCAGCTCTTGCAAAACGTAGTTAAATAATTTATACTATACTATTAGGAGATAGCAATGGCTTACTCAGGTCAAGTCTTGGATCACTATGAGAATCCAAGAAATGTTGGCAAACTAGACAAAAATGATCCCAATGTAGGAACCGGTTTAGTTGGTGCACCAGCTTGCGGAGATGTATTACAGCTTCAAATCAAAGTAGAAGATAATGTTATTACTGATGCCAAGTTCAAGACCTATGGTTGCGGCTCGGCAATTGCAAGTTCGTCGCTTGTTTCAGAATGGGTCAAGGGCAAGACTCTTGAAGAAGCCGGGGAGATTAAAAATACGCAAATTGCAGAAGAGCTTGCTCTCCCTCCTGTAAAAATACACTGTTCTATATTAGCCGAAGACGCAATCAAAGCAGCACTAACTGATTATAAAAATAAACAAAATGCTTAAAGTTTTATTTTATCATGCAAATGATACAATCCGTAATGACGCCGATAAAATAATATTTTTAGGTGTTGCAGCTTTATATTTAAAAACATGGATAGATCAAAATCGACCCAATATTGGAGAACAAATTCAATGGAGTGTACCAATTCAAAAAAAATTGTCAGATGAAGAATTAGTGCTTTTATTAAATAGAGAAAAACCTGATCTATTTTGTAGCAGCCACTATATTTGGAATGATAGCTTTATTTGTGGTCAACTTAATAGAATTAAAAACTTGGTACCCGAGGATATTTGTTTTGTTGCCGGGGGGCCAAGTATTAATGTAAATATTGATCTAGATTTTTTCAATAAAAATCCGTTCGCTGATTATGCAATATATGGTGCAGGAGAGGTTGCTTTTGCAGATATAGCCGAAAGTGTTTTGAGTCGTAAAAAGTTAATTGCTTTTAATACATCAAATGTTGCGTGGCATAACAAACAACAACAAAAAACTGTTGTTGCTGATTTTAAGTATGTTCCGCAATTGTCAATTAGTCCTTATACAAGCAATATTGATTTATTTACAAAAATGGTACAAAGTGAAAGCAATAGAGGGGTTAGTGTAGTTATTCCCTATGATTTAACTAGAGGATGCCCTTATAGTTGCACGTTCTGCGACTGGAATAGTGGATTAACAAATAAAACCACTAGACGTAAAAATAGCTACAAGGAAGAAATTGACCTATTTCAAAAATTAGAGATTAAAAATATATATCTAGCAGACGCCAATGTTGGGCAATATCAAGAAGATATTGACATGATAGAATATATGGGCAACAAGAATATTTTTGAAAATGCTGGTTTTAAAATTGACGGAAATTTTAGTAAATTAAGAAAAGAAAATAATTTAAAAATATATCATTTATTAGCTAAAGCAAATTTAATTACAGATTATGCAGGATTCACAATATCAGTGCAAGATATCAATAAAACCATTTTAGAAAATATTGATAGACCGGATGTAGGGTGGGATGTCCATCTTTCAATGATCAAGGAACTTAAACAAGCATATCCTCATATTAGCTCAAAAATTCAGTTAATACAGGGTTTACCTGGACAAACAGTTAATTCGTGGAGGAAAACACTTAGTGAAATTAGCAAGCACGATTTGCAATTACAAATTTTTATAAGCGAGCTATTGCCAGCGAGCCCGGCAGCAAGAGATAAAAGCTATCAAGAAAAGTTTAAATTTGTATATAGTTCAAGCGAACGATTTAACGGAGAACACTATTTTAATGCAACGTTTCCTGCATCGTGTGTAAGCTTTAATCAAAAAGATTTTGTAAAAATGACTATTTTATCTCACATCTATTCTGCATTGACTCAATTTAGAACTCAGTCAATTGCAGTTTTTAACTTAGAAAAAGTCGTTGATGATTTTCTAAAGTCGCCGATGTATAAAGCAGTTGAAGAAAATTTGTATTCTAATTGGATTAATTATAATAAGTTTTACTACACAATAGGTTTAGATGGAAATAAACTAGATGGTAAAGGTTGTCTTACTGCATGTTATATATTTAATACTGGCACGGCATGGATATACAATCATAAACTTTTATATCTAATTGCTAAAAATCTTGAACCAGGTGTATTAACTCCTGGCGAGTTTATAAAGAACAGTATTAAAAAAGAAGGCAAATCTGTAAATGTAAAATTCAAAAGTCTTACAGGATACGAATGATGATTGTTTTAACTGAATTAGCAGCTAAAAAAGTTCAACAACACCTAACAAAGCGCGGCAAGGGCTGCGGCATAATGATTGGAGTTCGCACAACAGGCTGTTCGGGATTAGCTTATAAACTAGAATACGTCGATGCTCCGCCGATCACCAGAGACTGGATGACATACGACAGTAATGGCGTTAAGATTTATGTTAATGGAAAAGATCTACCATATGTAAATGGATTGACAATGGACTACAAGCGGCAAGGACTCAATGAAGGATTTGAGTTCGTCAACCCAAATGAACGCGACCGCTGCGGTTGCGGCGAAAGTTTTCGAGTTTAAATGATAGCGGTTTATACAGACAGTAAATTTTTTGATGATTACTGGTTAAATAAACTATCTTTTCCCTCGGAATATATTTTGTGTCATAGCAGGCATGAGTATAGTGCTGCACAAGCAAATAAAAAAATAGCTTTTACTACAGAACAGTTTGCACTAGATTACGACATTGGTGATCCACCACGGCCACCTTGGCCATACTTGCCAAGACCAGACTTCCCTGATAAAATAAATGAATTAAGTTTGATCAGTGATTTAGTGTTTACGTTCGGCGGCGAATTGCATAGCCATCAATGGGCAACCTGGGATAAATGTCATCATGATAATGTCTATTGGGTTATACCTGGGACCGTAACACAACCATCGGTACTTAAAAACAATATTATTATATGGCATGATTGGTTACAGATTATAGCAAATTTATACAAAGATCATTGGCCCGACAAGTTAGCAGAAATTTCATATAACTTACCTAAACCTAAATATTTTGATGCTTTATTAGGGCAGAAAAGAATCAACAGAGATGCAGTGTATGAGGGTGTTATTAATAATAACCTCCAAGACAAATTTATAATGACATATTTAGGTGATGGCCCAATTACTGATAAAAGTGATTTTATATGGGAGAAAGACTGTTTCCCGGCTGAATCAAAAATGCATGGCACAGTTAGTCGTTGTACATATAATGGTATAGAAATATTTTTAAGCAGAGTAATACCAATTGACGTTTTTAATCAAACAGCTTATAGTATAGTAGCTGAAACTAATATAGATAATACAATAAGTTTTTATACAGAAAAAATTGCCAAGCCTATAATTGCCCGCAGACTGTTTGTGGTATTTACTGGTTATAAATTTTTAGAAAATTTGCGTAGTGCAGGATTTAAAACTTTTGATGGCATAATTGATGAAAGTTATGATCAGATATTAGATGATGTTGCTAGATATAGTGCAGCTATGGAACAAGTAAAATTCTTATGCAATGCAGATCAAGTTAAAATATACAATAAAACAAAAGATATTCTTGAACATAACTACAATCTACTAACAGCAACTGACTGGAATAAAGTAGTAATAGATCAGATCCAACAAAAAATAAATTCATTATGATAGAAATTTCTGATGACAAAATTACTATAAGACCAGGTGCTTTTATTACTAAAAATTATCAAACAATACAGCTACCACAATTGGAAGATGCTATTATACAAAATTATAGAGGGCAAGATTTAATTTTTGATGACTTCGATGGCACTAATATCAAGCTTCCTAACTTTATTAGTTGCGTGGATAATATTCGAACAGCACTAGACATTCCTATAGAGAAAATTTTATTCAAAACACAAATAAAACCGCCAGAACCGTATCATTGGATACCGCAACGGGACTATTATTTAATTCCAGACTTTGATCTTAATCAGTTTAATAAAGATTTATCAAATGCTAAATTTGTAGGGTGCCTTGGCGGCAGTCGTGCTAGTATGATGCGGGCCAGGATGTTGTATGAAATATTTGCCACATTTGGAGAAGACACTTTCTTAACTTGTGCTAAAGATTCATATATTAATGCACTAAATTTCTGCAAATTCTTTAACGGGGAGTTTGTTTTTAATAAAGAAATTGATTGGATACAAAATAAACAGTTCAACAATGATATGCATGAGCATGGTCTTGACATGAATGTTGCGGCACAAGAATATCCAAAAATTTGGAATAAATTTAAAATTGAAGTAGTAATGGAAACTGATGAGTATCTCAGAGAAAGAATTACAGATAAACTAGCCAAAGTATTGTCAACTGGCAAACCCTTTGTGCTCTTAAGTGGCAAAGATTCTTTACAACATTTACAAGACTTAGGATTTAAAACTTTTTCTGATTGTTTGGACGAATCATATGATCAGTATTTGTTGCCATCATTGAGGATACGTGCTATAATAGATAGTCTAAATAAATTATATAATCGCCCGGACAGAGAAAGAATTATAGAAAATATGTATAATATTGCTCAGGAAAATATTAAAGTATATAACAAGATTTGCATAACAGATCCAACATCCAAAATGAAATATCTATTAAAATGATTATACCAAAATTTGATTATACTCCACTAGCCAGAGAAAGCGTAGAGGGCAAGCGCCATTATGCCCTGCCTGATGGCAGCAGAGTTCCTAGCGTCACTACAATTCTAGACAAAACAAAACCCGCAGAAGCCAAGCAAAAACTTCAAGAGTGGCGCAATAGAGTTGGCGCGGAGCGGGCACAACAAATTACCACAGAAGCTGCCAACCGCGGAACACGTATGCACACCTATCTTGAGCGGTACGTTAAAAACGATGATATTGGTGCGTTCCCTACAAATCCGTTTGCACAGCCCAGCTGGTTTATGGCAGCACAAGTTATTTTAGAAGGATTAGGAAATGTTGATGAATATTGGGGTTGCGAGGTGCCTTTATACTACTCTGGGCTTTATGCTGGTACTACTGACTGTGTCGGGGTATGGAAAGGACAGCCTGCAATCATGGATTTTAAGCAAACGAATAAGCCTAAGAAACGCGAATGGATCGACGATTATTTTCTACAGCTCGCAGCATATGCGGCAGCTCACAATGACACACACGGAACAGATATTAGAACAGGTGTCATTCTTATGTGTACTAAACCAGCTGATGACGATTCAACCCCACAGTACCAGGAATTTGTGCTAGAACCCCAGGATTTTCAGTACTGGAGCGATCAGTGGATGCGTAGAGTTGAGCTCTACTATCTAACAAGCTAAATACACAATAATTGAGGATTTAGCATGGCCGTTACACAGATAAGCAGAATTCAACATCGTAGGGGGTTAGAGCAAGATCTCCCGCAACTTGCTTCAGCTGAATTTGGCTGGAGTTTAGACACCAGAAAACTTTACATTGGTAATGGTACGTTAGATGAAGGTGCACCCACTTTAGGCATAACCGAAATTTTAACCCAATATTCTGATTTAACTGCATTGCTTGGAACCTACACATTTGTAGGAAATGCGACAGGATTTGCAGTACAAACTGGCAGCAGTTTATTAAATCCAGCTGTTCGCAGTTTCCAACAAAAATTTGATGATTTCGTCAATGTAAGAGATTTTGGCGCAACAGGAAACGGTCTTGACGACGATTATGCTGCTATTAATAGAGCCATTACTCAAATTTATAGAACAAGTTTAAATGAAAACGATCCACGTACTCGTAGAACAATATATCTACCAGGCGGTACATATCTAACATCCAATACTATACAAATACCACCTTATGCTAGACTAGTAGGGGATGGAATTGATAGCACAATCATCAAGGCAAAGTTTGGTAATTTAGCAGTAGCTAACTTATGTGATTCTTCTTTTAACTCAGGGCCATTGATTGGTTCGGGCACAGCTATATTGCCGCAAGGCATTGAAATTAGCGGAATGTCGTTTATTAATCGGAGCGCCGGAGTAAATTATCCTATTTTAAATATTGACAGCGCATCTAATATTAGAATAGTAAACACTCATTTTGGGTCCAATGTTTCGGCTAGTGTTTATCCAAATGTCGTTCATATCTATAGTACAGTTTCCCCTGTAAATGCTATTACTTTTGATGGTTGCCATTTTATTGGTGGCGGCAACGGAATCGTTAATTTTGGAACTACCACTAGAGCGTTGAATATAATGAATAGCAGATATGAGAATCTTTCTAATCTTGCTCTTGTAATGAATGCTATTGATTCTATATCATCAATAAACAACTATTACGCAGGACAAGCAGGTGTATCGAGCAAAAATTCAGCTACAACGTTTTTTGGATTTGGTGAAACATTTCAAACTGGATCTGACCCTTCAACCGGTATGTTTTTGGGTAATTTGTTAACAGGAATGGCAAGAGGGGTAGCATTAAGTGGTACAACTTATGTTGCAGGACTTGTGCCTAATACCTCGGGAAAAGTAAGATATGAAATTAGCAACAGTTCAGCTAAAAGATTTGGTTCATTTACATTCTCAACTGACGGTACGTATAGCAATTTCACCGATTCTTATACCGAATCAAATATTAGTTTAGGTGCAAATTTGTTTGCTAATTCTGATAGTCTTATTTGTTCTTTAAATTCTGGTACAGGCACCTTAAAATATAGTTTTACACAATTTGTATAATTAATAAATGTTCAAATTATCTACTAGTAGGCGATTGGCCTATTGGAAGAATTTTCGAAATCAACTTGGCTCTATGCCATTAAAAAAAGCACTAGAAGCTACTCAACAACTATGGCAATTGTGTCCGTTTACTCCTTTTTATCTGAATATCGAGCAGCCTGACTCATGGCCAAATCCTTGGGAATTAATTTCAGAAAACTACTATTGTGATCTTGCTAAAGCTTTGGGAATAGTGTATACTTTACATCTAAGCGACCATGGCAAAGATCTTAGCCCAGAAATACGAGTATATAATGATACAGTTAGTCATTACCTTTACCATATAGCATACTTTGCCGATGGGAAATATGTTCTTAATTTGATTGAGGACGAGGTCGTAAATAAAGAACACATTAATCAACAATTAAACTTAAAATATTGCTATACAGCAATAGATTTAAAATTAGAACAATACTAGAGGCAATAAATGACGCAGATTCAAGTAACGAAAAGAGACGGAAGTAAAGAAATACTAGATTTAGAAAAACTACACCGGGTGGTATTTTGGGCAACTGAAGGTATTACCGGAGTTAGTGCAAGTGAAGTAGAAATAAAAAGTCATATTCAATTTTACAATGGCATTCGAACATCGGATATACAAGAAACACTGATTAAATCAGCAGCTGATCTTATAAGCGAAGAAACACCCAATTACCAATATGTAGCTGGTAGATTGATAAATTATCATTTACGCAAGCAGGTATACAACGATTACACACCGTGGCCCTTGCTGGATTTAGTAAAAAAGAATGTGGAATCAGGATTTTATGATACTGGCCTTCTCGCCGCCTACACTGATGAAGAGTGGAATATTTTAGACAGTTATATCAAACACGATCGTGATGAGAACTTTACCTATGTTGCCATGGAGCAATGGCGCGGTAAGTATCTAGTACAGAACCGTGTTAACAACGAAATTTACGAGACTCCGCAAATAGCTTATATGCTGATTGCGGCAACCTTATTTCAAAATTACCCTGTATGGGGCGATTACACTCGTTTACAATGGATTAAAGATTATTACGATGCTATCAGTTTACATGATATTAGTTTGCCTACTCCTGTCATGGCCGGTGTTCGCACTCCGCAAAAGCAGTTCTCTAGCTGTGTGCTTATTGAAACAGATGATAGTCTTGACAGTATCAATGCTACCACTAGCAGTATTGTTAAGTATGTCAGTCAGAAAGCCGGCATCGGGATTGGAGCAGGTAGAATACGAGCACTTGGGAGCCCAATACGAAACGGAGATGCTTACCACACGGGGGTTATACCTTTTTACAAGCTGTTCCAAAGCGCAACAAGGAGTTGTAGCCAAGGGGGTGTCCGTAATGGCGCCGCTACATTGTACTACCCGATCTGGCACCTCGAGATTGAGGACCTAATTGTTCTCAAAAACAACAAAGGGACCGATGACAATAGAGTGCGTCATATGGATTATGGCGTGCAATTTAACAAGTTGATGTATGAAAGACTAATTACAGGTGGCGACATTACCTGCTTTAGTCCCAATGATGTACCCGAGCTGTACTCTGCTTTTTTCAACGATCAAGAACGATTCAAAGAGCTATATGAGCGAGCAGAGCGTAATACCAAGCTGAGAAAGAAGACCTTCAAGGCTAGTGATTTGTTTAGTAGATTCATGCAGGAACGCAAGGATACTGGTCGTATCTATCTACAGAATGTGGACCATGCCAACACTCATAGTCCATTTGATGAAAAGGTAGCACCGATCAAGATGAGTAATCTTTGCGCTGAAATAGATTTGCCAACTGTGCCGTTACGAGATGTCAACGACGAGGATGGTAGGATCGCCCTGTGTACTCTGTCAGCGATCAATTGGGGCAATGTAAAAAGCCCACATGACTTCGAAAAGATGTGTCGGTTGGCGGTGAGAGGATTGGATGCGCTGTTGAGTTATCAAAATTATCCAATTCTTGCAGCACAATTAGCAACAGAAGAATTTAGGCCAATTGGGGTTGGTATTATCAATTTTGCCTACTTCCTAGCTAAAAATGATGTCAGTTATAGTGATCCTGAAGCGTTAGCTTTAGTTGACGAGTATGCAGAAGCATGGTCGTACTATTTGATCAAGGCTTCTGCAGACCTCGCTGAAGAACAAGGAGCTTGCACTAGATGGCAAGATCTAAAGAGTGCAAAAGGTGTATTACCTATTGACACACGTAAACGAGACGTGGATGAATTGGTGCCCTACCAAGAGCGCATGCCTTGGCAATCACTCCGCGAACAGATTCAACGTACCGGACAACGCAACGCCACATTGATGGCACTAATGCCTGCAGAAACATCTGCACAAATTAGTAATGCTACTAATGGAATTGAGCCACCACGCAGTTATGTGTCAGTTAAACAGAGCAAGCACGGCGCACTAAGACAAGTGGTACCTGAATATCGTAGACTTAAAAACAAATATGAATTACTATGGGATCAGGTCAGCCCTGAGGGTTATTTAAAATTATGTGCAGTATTACAAAAATACATTGATCAAGGCATTAGTGTAAATACTTCCTACAATCCACAATACTACGAAGATGAAAAGATTCCTATGAGTGAGATGTTGCAACATCTAATCATGTGCTACAAATATGGATTGAAGCAGCTTTACTATTTTAACACTTTTGATGGACAAGGTGAAATCAATATTGATAAACTAATGGAATCAAAATCTGTTGAAGAAACAGAAACCAATGATCAAGAAGATTGTGATAGTTGTGTAATCTAAGAGCAATATGAATTTAAGAAAATATATCAATTTGATTGAAGATGCCAATGGTATTAGCGAAGAATGGTTTGCTCAAGGTGCATTTAAAACTTACAAGCAACCAAACCCTGAACAATACGAAATTGCTCAAGAGGATGGCACTATACAGACCTTAGAAGGTCCGGTGAATTATAAACGAGGTTTTTATATTCTAACCGGGCCCAAAGGTGAACAGTATCCTATACCACCAGAAAAGTTTCGTGAATTAAAAGACGACGCCGGTGATGGTATATGCTACCCTAAAAAGATTATCAAATTGGCCAAGCTGGCTGATCATGATGGTTCTGTTGCAACCAGCTGGGGTGAAACACTAAACTATCAATCCGGTGAAGATTATATAGTTAGACATGGTCCTGGAGATTATGGTGTGGTAAAACGAGATATATTTGCAAAAACTTATGTACAGGAACAATAATAAATGAGCGTATTTAACATTAATAACAAGAATAAGCATACGGAGTCGTTGGCATTTTTAGATGCTTCCGGAGCACAACCAATACAACGGTATGATACACTGAAATATAGACAGTTTGATAAACTAACAGACAAACAATTAGGCTTCTTTTGGCGTCCAGAAGAAGTTGATGTACTTCGAGATAGTAAAGACTTCAAAGAACTTACAGAACATGAACAACATATTTTTACAAGTAATCTTAAGCGACAAATCCTTTTGGATAGTGTTCAAGGTCGTAGTCCCAATCTTGCTTTTCTTCCCATCGCTACTATTCCTGAGCTCGAAACTTGGATTCAAACTTGGGCGTTCAACGAAACTATTCATAGTCGCAGCTATACTCATATTATACGTAATGTTTATAGCGATCCTAGCATTGTATTTGATGAGCTGACTGACATAGAAGATATTGTCGATTGTGCCAAAGATATTAGCCGTTATTATGATGAGCTAATAGAATCTGTACAATATTATAATTTGCTAGGTGTAGGAACACATACAGTCAACGACAAGAAGATTGTTGTTGATATGTACGAACTAAAAAAGAAATTGTGGTTATGCTTAAACAGCGTAAACGCATTGGAAGGAATCCGCTTCTATGTTAGCTTTGCCTGTTCGTGGGCATTTGCAGAACTAAAGAAGATGGAAGGCAATGCCAAAATTATCAAACTGATTGCACGAGACGAAAACGTTCATTTAGGGTCCACGCAAACCCTTCTCAAATTGCTACCTCAGGATGATCCTGACTATGCTTCTATAAAAGAAGAAACTCGTGCAGAATGTGAAGCAATGTTTTTGGCGGCAGCAGCACAAGAAAAAGCCTGGGCACATTATTTGTTCAAAGACGGAAGCATGATTGGTCTTAACGAACAATTGTTGGCACAGTATGTGGATTGGTTGACCTGCAAGCGCATGACCGCAGTGGGATTGAATTGTGGTATAAAGCCGGGATCTAATCCCTTACCATGGACTGCTAAATGGATTGCTGGTGCAGAAGTTCAAGTGGCACCACAAGAAACAGAAATTTCAAGTTATGTGATTGGTGGTACCAAACAAGATGTAGACAACAACACGTTTAAGGGTTTTAGTCTTTGACAGCTCGAGCAGTATTTGTTGGTGGATACAGAATGGGACATGCTATCATGTCCTTTCAATTTGACCACTTTCTTGAAGGCATAGATAAAACATATATTATCAGCAACATATCGGAACATCATTACCGAGCCACACTAGAAAAATATGTAGATGATCCCAGTAGATTTATATATGTAAATGATCAAGAATTAATTGATGCTTATCCTGAAATTTTACATTGGGATCAACCCGGAGACTATCGCGGTACCTGGTTGAGACAACAGGCACTTAAAATTGCTTGTCTAGATTATTTTAACGAAGAATCATTTTTAATTCAAGACCCAGATACGTTTGCAATACGGCCATACAAATGTTTTGATGGTAAAACACCTAATTTCTTTGTTTTACCCAACACTACACACAGTCCTGGTTATTATTCAGTAATTGAGGACAGTTTAGGCATAAAAAGACAGACAACAGACTGTTTTATTACAGAATTTTTACCTTTTCTTAAAGAAGATTGGGTAGCTATGCGCCAGCAGATAGAACAAAAACACAACAAACATTTCCTTGATGCCATAATTGACAGTTGTCAGAGAGAAGCCGAAACTAACCTAATATGGTTTAGTGAATACGAATTGCTCGGCAATTATGCATTGACCAGAAGAAACATAGATACGACTGTACAACATAGATGTGAAATAAGAAACATCGGAGATTTGTCGAAACTTAACAGTGTTGATTATAACTGTTATGTGGATGCCTGTCCTAACTTAGATGACAGTATATTATTTGAATTTGTTTCTAACACTGTTATCAATTTTGATAAAATTTACAACGACATAGCCAGTCGTATATGAATCAATTCAAGTATAAAATTTTTACGCTGCTACCTCCGCATGCAGCAATTGATTCTATGCCAGACTGGCAAGGAGAAGACTATCCTGCATTTGAGACCACAGACGATTTACAAGAATGTCTAGCCCAACCTTACAAAGTGGCTGCTGTTCCAACACTGTTCAATCAACAAGGTGGGTATGCATATAACAGTGAACTTTGTTCAATTGATTGGAGCAAATTTGATCTTGTTATCCTGTCGGACATTGAAAACTCAACAACAGATGTTATTTTAGAACATGTACACAAAGCAAATATTCAAAATTATCTTGTTGCATTAGGAGGACTTACTGATCCTATTAGCGATGCAAACTTTGTTTATAGGCCGTGGTGGATATTTCAGCACATGCGATTGAATTCATTTCGTCCTGGCACTACAAAAAAATCATTTTTATTTGAAGCACTGCTAGGAGCGCAAAAGATTCATAGATCTTATGTTATGTCTAGATTTAATCTTAAACAAGATATATTGCAGAAATCCGTAATCACTTATAGAAAAGAGTTTGGGTCCGATCAGCACGATCCCAAAATCTTTCTAGACAAGGAAGCAGCCGATGTTGTTAATAGCAATTTAATTTGGCCCTATATATCTCCCAATCTAGATCCTGCGTGGGAAGTGGCAAACGAAATTCGTCGAGACATCAGTGAAATCACACCTTGGGCTATTTACGATAGAACTTACTACAGTATTTGCTGCGAAACAATATTCCAACATCCTTCTCCTGACAGATACCAAGATCCAGGACCTTTTTTTATAACTGAAAAGACAGCCAAAGTATTGTTAGGGCAAAGATTGTTTATAATGTTTGGGCCACAGCATACTCTCAAATTTCTTAAAGAACTAGGATTTCAAACTTTTGATAATGTGATTGACGAATCGTATGACAACTGCACAGATGCCAGTTCAAGATTTAAAATGGCATTTGATCAGGTGGAATATTTAAGCACACTAGATCCAGAAACAGTAATGCAACAAACAGAACAAATTCGTTTGCACAATTACAATCATCTTTATCAATATCAAAAACAAACAAAAAATAAAATGCATCAGATGATCTTGGACAAAATACCCGAGCAATTTAAATTTGCGTAAATACAAAACATTAACTATAATATAAAACTATGCTTACAATATATTCTAAAAACAATTGTCCGTTTTGCGATCGAACAAAACAATTACTTGAAAGTAAAAACGTGCCTTTTAACGAAATTAACATCGAGAACGATTCAGAATCGAGGCAGATGTTGTTAGATAAAGGCTTAAGGAGCGTGCCGCAGATCTTCCACGGGTATGAATTAGTTCCAGGAGGATTCGACGGTCTAAACAAACAACCAGCAGATTTTTTTGAAAAGGTAAAAAACTAATGTTAGTATCACGAGGTTATCAACAAGGCGATATTGTCAGTTTCAAATTGATTACCGGCGACGAAGTGGTAGCAAGAATTGTCGATGCCGGGCCCAACGGATTTGAAATTTCTAAACCATGCACAGTAATGCCCAGTCCACAAGGTATGGGACTTATTCAAAGTTTATTCACTGCCGACGCCGATGCTGGTGTTGTGCTACAAAAAGAACATGTCATTATGCATGCTCCTAGCATTGACGCTATGCAGAAACACTATATTAAAACTACCACTGGCATAGAACCTGTGACCAGGGGAAGTATCATAACCTAACATGTTTGTAACGCCTAGTACACTACCGGCTGTTGGAGAAGATGTTGATCTTAATTTAACATTTAATGTAAACACCAACATCGGCGATCCTGCAATTACATCTGTAAGCGCAACGTGTTCGGCATTGGGAAATGTGGCAATTGTGGTAGGTGCACCAGTTGGGATTGATGGCAATACAACAATTACCGTCAGCGGTAGGTATAATGATAATTTTGATAAATCAATTACTTACGAGGACAGTGATAAGGCGGTGCAAAGTGCATCAAGATTTAAAGACATTGCGCCAGGGTACAATTTTGTGTCTGAGTATGTGGCAGCAAGTGGTGGTACTGCTACAGCTACATACACTGTGATTGTAAATGGTACTCCGTTTACTATAACTCAGACTATAAATAATACTAGTTTCACACCAGGACAAAAATATCTTGTCCAATATGTAGCTCAAGGAAAATACTAATGCCACCAGTCACAAGAACCAATGTTGATCCAAGTACCGGGCATGGCGGGTACGTTCCGCGTCCAAGCACACCCAACGGAAGCCCGGACGTTTTTATCAATGGCCAGGGTGTTGTTCGAGTGTCTGATGCCTGGCCCGATCATACCGATCCAGGACCGCCTGACACTCACGGCAGTTCTCAGTCTGGTGGTAGTTTGACCTTTTTTGTCAACGGTTTGGCCGTGGCAAGAATTGGTGATGCCATTGGTTGTGGTGATGCCGCAGCCGCCGGTAGTCCGGATGTGATTGCCGGATGATACAACCGTAATGTACTCATATTACTTGTAAAAAACCAGAAAAAATGCTATAATGTACTCATATTACGGGGTTATAGCAGTTGTTTTCTCAAAAATATCATTGTTATATAAAACTACAACCTTAAAGAAGGAGGAAAAAAGATGAGACAACATTTGCCAAACATTGCAAAATTTGTATCAATCGTTTTTGGTATGTGGCTTGCCACATACGCCCTGGTAGAGGTCACCAAAAACAAATTTGAATCACTCAAGGCCGAAAAGGCTGAGATGGCTGCTGTGCATCCGGTAACTGGAGAAGAAAGATCTCGCCAGCTACGATGCCTCACGCAGAACATTTATTGGGAAGCCGCCAGCGAACCGTTTGAAGGAAAAGTAGCTGTGGCTCAAGTAACACTCAATCGCGCTAATAGTAGCCAGTTTCCCAATGACATCTGTGCAGTTGTATATCAGAAAAATGTCATCTACTCAAAAGTAGTTTGTCAGTTTTCATGGTACTGTGAAGGCACTCATAGAGTAAAACCAGTGCATCAACCTCTGTACAATGAAAGTGCAGAAGTTGCTAAAAAAGTTCTACTGGAAGGATTCCGTTTACCTAGTATCAAGAATGCAATGTATTATCATGCTGACTATGTTCAACCAGGGTGGGGCAAAAAACCCATTGCCAAAATTGGGCGCCATATTTTTTATGGTAGTTAAGCAGGACAATACGAATGCCAATTTTAACTTCAACTTCAAAATCTAAGATTATGGAAAATTCAAACAAAATTGATTTCGATCGCGTTAAACAAAGTGTGGTAGAGTTTTTCTCTACCCACTTTAGTAAAATCTCAGCTGAGACAATGGGTTGGTTAGCAGCTATTGCTTTACATGCTGCTACCATTCCTACACTACTGGCCTTGCTTACTGGATTAACAGATAGCACCCCTAGTGTAGATGTTGTTCTTTTTATGTGGCTGGGTCTCGTATTGTTGTTTGGTCGAGCAGTAATTCTTCGAGACCTACTGAATATTGTAACCATTGGATTAGGTTTTGTTATCCAAGCAACATTGATGGCACTTATCCTGTTCAAGTAATCCATAAATACTCATAGAACAGGAGGCTACGATGACCAAACGAGCCGAAATCGAAATAGAAGAACTAGCATACAGTATTGAAGACGAAATTGGGGAAGAAGATTATGGATTTGTCTTTGACGCAGATGGGAATTTAAAGTTTGCGTTCATCCCCGAAGTCGTTCCTAACAAACCACCCAAGAATATTGCCAAGATAATGAAGATCTTGGGTGTCATTGATCTAGCACAATTTAACGAAGACTTAACAATTCATTAACACTTGACCATAAAGGTCCTTTTTGCTATACTTAGAGCATGAAAAAGGACACCGTATTTTATCTTAAGTGGCTTGCAACTTTTATAACAATTGTTGGAGCCATTTGCACTTCCATTAATCTTTATCCGCTAGGCCCTGCTTTGCTTAACTTTGGTGCCCTACTGTGGCTCATTGTTGCAATAAAATGGCGAGAGTGGAGTCTTATTGTTATAAATGCAACACTTCTTGCAATTTATACAACAGGATTACTTGTTAAATTAGCAACATAAAAACGGTAGACCAAAAATACCCATTTTTGCTATAATCAATGTATAGTAATTAACAAGGAGTTAACCATGCCAACATATATTGCTTCAAATTTGCCCATGGATCAGTTGGAAGTATTACGTCCAAAATACACAACATTAGCAAAATTACAAGGCAAGCGATGTGTAGTTCGTTATCGTGGCCCTCGTTATGATTTAACTAAGGCCACATGTCTTAAGAAAAATGCAAGATATTGGGCTGTGTACTTTTATTAAAAAACGGTTGTCCATAATTACCCATTTTGCTATACTATAGGCTAAGTTAAACAAAAGGAGCCAAAAATGACAGAATTTGAAAAGAACTGCTACGGTATGTCCCAAGAAGATATCCGTGAACAGTACATGCAATCAATTACTGCTCGCCTGAGTGGTCTGGAAATGGTAGTAATGGGCATACTGTCGGATGCACAGGAATTGGCAGCTATGGGTCAATCAGCTGCTACTCGCAAGCAACTGAATATCGCCAAGTTCATTCTTTCCGAAATGATGGACGCTAAGGAGGCAGCGTAATGAGCATTCAATTTATTACAGATGGCTACAACGGTCGTGACGAGCGTGTTGTTTTGTGGCGCACCGGCGAATACACTTACGAACTTGAAATTGGTTCAGGTATTCGTAAAAGATCTGTCAAGTTGTTGAATACAGAATACTACAATGCCCTGGAGCAGTTTGGTGTCATGGTAGAAAATTATCACGAATTGGGGGAAGCGTAATGGCTGATCAAACTTTGATTGATTGCCTGTACAACGAGCTGATCAATCTTGACGAACAGGCTGGTTGCTTTGACGAAGAAACCAACCGTTTTATTGACGTTCAGCGCGAGAAACTTTTTAAACAGATTTTAGAGTTGGAGGCAGCATGAGAACGGCAATGACTAAAGAAGAAAAAGAGATATTCGAAAAGCGATTTTTAGAAGCGATGCGAAAGCGTGAAAAGTTGGTCAAGGCAGGTCGTAAACTACGTGCCGAGGCTCGTCAAGCAGCAATCCAAAAATACATGGGTCAAGTATGAACTTTGATCGGCAAGTAAATTTTATTACCAAAACCGACGGTCGGGGTTTTTGGTCCGGCAAGGTCAAAGCCGTAAAGATCAATCGTGTGCGTCTAGCCTATATAGATGAAGACACCGGTGATTTTGGAGAGCTTAGAGCCTACTTTGATCCCAAAGAGTGGGATGTGGACAACGATGGCTTGATTTACACCGACATGATGTGGAAGCATTCTTTTCTGACTTGCATGGAAAACAGTTTGGGCTTTAGTCCTGAAGCTATACTTGATGTATCTTACAGCGAACAGGGCATGCAAGGCCACAATTATGTGAGCATGGATGTTGGTCTGCAGTTTATTACTGAATGCAATGCACTTTATCAATTTGTTGTACATAAACAAGCAGTAAATAGTTAATCATGAAAAAGATTGTAAAAATACCGTACCAAAAGACTCGAGCACACCGTGTGCTATTCGAAGCTGGCTCACCATTCAAGAGCCGTACGGTAGAAAATAAACGGCAGTTCAAGCGACAACCCAAGCATCGCAAGCAGGAGGCTGTATGACCGCAGGCTGGATCTTGATTGTTGCATTACATACTACCAGCGGTAAGTTTGTTGACAAGTTTGAACTTGGTCCTTTTCCTACCAAGCAGGCTTGTATGGCCACAAAAATTTCTGGACTTAATCAGTTCAAGAAAAACAAGGTTTGCGTTAGCCAAGCGCATTGGGAAGGCCGCGATATTGATTCTGGTGTAGCACCCGACTAAGGAGACTCAGATGGAACCCAAAGACTTTAGTAATACTTTTAACCGAGCGCGACAAGAAATACGTTATGCTCAAGGGTTAGGACGCAAGCGTCAGATTATCAATCGACAACTTGAGGAACTGCATTCTATACACATGGAAATGATTGAAGGTGCAGTACAAGCAAAAGAATATGCGGGTTTTCCAGAAGCCAATGAAGTTATCAACCATGTGCGGAGCCTGTAATGGACGTTGAAGCTTTGGTAGAAAATATCCTGGAAGATCGTATTGCTATCGCCGATCTTGACATTCCGCAAATGGAGGCGGTAATTGATTTCATGCGCGAGCATGTGTCCAATATTGACAACGATGAGTACAGAGAAGCACTAATGGGACTAGTTGATGCTATAGAAATTTCTGCAGAAAATAGATTTGTAAATGAAGCAGCGGGCGATTGGGACGAAACGATTGAAGCAAGTGTTGCCCGTGGTAATAGCTATTTTGAACTAGAAAATTATGTAATGCAGTAGTCGTGTAGTGCTTCTTAAGCAGTATTTTAACCCGCTTCGGCGGGTTTCTTTTTGCTAAATACTCTTATGAAGATTACAGATATTATCCGCAGCGTATTAGATGTTATAGATAATGCAGAAGCTCCTGCAGAACCTGCTCTGGCCATTGCAGTACAAATTGATCCTGAGCAAGAAATGCAGGACATGCAGCGCCTGGCTGGAATTTTAGATCTTGAAGACGCAGAATTTGCCAACGAACCAAACACTATTGTAGCACCAATGGGTGCAGCATATCCAGCTGGGGACGATGTGCATTACAGTAAAAATCCCGCAGACATCAGAACCAATGCACCCAGTATGTTCCCGGATTGGCAAGCAAGGAGTTAATTATGTCAGCAAATGGAATCGCACAACTAGCATTAAAAAGAGCTCGTCAAGATGCCAAACTAGCTTTAGCAGGTACAGATCGAGCCAATCGTAATACAGTTCAACCAGGTAGATATGCAGATACCACTGCTGATGCTACACAGCTACCAACCAGATACAATGCTTCCAGCAATACTGGCGCACTAGTAGATAATCCCAACACTGGCGGATTACTGAAAAAAAGACCTTGGGCGTAATCAATGGCTGCTCGCGGTGACACAAGAATAAATTCAACCTCTTACGAGCACCCACAGGAACGTAATCTATTAGACCTGCATACTGCTTTACAATATCGTTATCTAACTGGCGAACCGGAACTGCGTGTCAATCTTGGACCAAATGCTTTTGTAATTTCGGGCAATGTTCTTATTCCCGGAATAGTGCAAGTTTATTCATCAATTGACAATCCCGTACACAATCATATAACTGAAGTTGGTACCGGCGGTAATCTGCAAGTGCCTTGGCTACCCGTTGCCGGTAATGTCACAGTGGATTCTGGAAATATCATGGTGACTCAAGGCACCATACCGTGGATAGTTAGTAATTCCAATGTGGCCGTAATTGGAAATATCACAGGCATAACCACACTACCAGCCATTACTGGCAATGTTGGTGTAAGTGGAAATGTATCAATAACCCAATTACCGGCCATTACAGGTAATGTCAATGTAGATAATTTTCCTTCAAATATTCGTATTACTGATATGCCTGGTATTACAGGTAATGTGCATGTGTATGGTGGTAATGTCAATGTCACTCAAGGTACAACTCCTTGGTCAGTGACTGGCAATGTTGGCTTGACTGCTAATACCAGCGTGACCATATCAGGATTTGGACAATCGGCAGATGCGTTTGGTCGTTTGCGTGTAAGCAACCCTTTTACCCTGTTCGACACTCAGGCAAGATACTATGATCACGGTCAATTCAGTAATGTAAATGTGGGCACAGCCAATGTGGTTTATGTGGCCAGTCAAAGCAGTTATCAATTGAATGTTGGCTCTGCCAATGGAGATTCTGTCATAAGAGAAAGCAAACGAGTGTTTGCCTATCAGCCCGGCAAGAGTCAATTGACCATGAACACATTTTGTTTTGCTACCCCAAAAACCAATTTAAGACAACGAGTTGGTTTGTTTGGGGCCAATAACGGTGTGTTTTTTGAAAACGACGGCACCTATAATTACATGGTCATTAGATCCCAATCGTTTGGCAACGAAGAACGAGTGCGCCAGGATGCCTGGAACGGCGACAGACTGAATGGATCAGGTGGTATCACGAATCCGTCCAATATTACACTATATCCCGATAGAACACAAATTTTCTATGCTGATGTAGAGTGGTTGGGTGTAGGGTCTGTTCGTTGCGGATTTGTCGTCAACGGTGCTTATGTGTTGTGCCACACATTTCATCACGCCAATCAATTGGGTTTTGATCGAGTGTATATGACCACAGCTACATTACCTATACGATATGAAATAACTAACACCGGCGCTACTAGTGGTGCTAGTATGATGACACAGATTTGTAGCACTGTAATTTCAGAGGGCGGCTACAATTCATTTGGTACTACAGAAAGTTATGGCACAGGCACAACACAAAAGCGATTGTCCAACAGCGGCACCTATTACCCTGTGGTCAGCATTAGACTGAACGCAGCCAGACTGGATGCCATTGTGGTACCAAGGCAAATTGATGTTCTCAGCCCCAGTGTCAACTACTATCGTTGGGCACTATTGAACAATGCAACTTTGACTGGAGCCACTTTTGCTCAAACCAGTCAAAGTGGCACAGTGGACATAGACACCGCAGCCACCGCAGTGGCTGGTGGCTTTGAAATTCAATCTGGTTATGCCAGCAGCAGAGAACTTACTCAACTAAGTTCAGTTGATTTTTTTCAATTTCAATTGGGCCGTACT